AGACCCACCATAAAAAGCTATATGGTAAAAATTTCTCAAGGGGTGGATGGTTTTGGTTTTATTTCTTTTTCAAAGTCGTTATATTTGTTTTTTTTGGTTTGTTTTTGTTTATTTATTGCTAAATATTCACATATTATTGCTATTAATTAGTGTTATTTGGTGGTGTATTGTGGTCAGTCTCAATCATAATCTATGTATTAATAACCCCCACTTTTTTCTAGCTTTACGGAGTAAAGCGTCATAGTTACTTAATCAATTGAATATTTAGATTTATTTCGAGCTCTTGGCGACAGTCAAGAGTGAAGGAATAAATATAAATGTTCTCTTAAATCAATCATTATTTTTTATGGAGCGAAGCGGAATAATAAAAGCCCCCGAGAGCGGGGGTTGGGGGGTTGAGTATTTTGGACCATTTCTTATAATCCGTCCTATACGAAGTTTAAGCGAAGCGGTCACGAAGTGATAAATTTCGTATAGGACAGATTATGAGACAGTGGGAGAAGTTAATTGGGATTAATTGAGGTTTTTTGGGGCGGTTTAGAGTGTTACTTGTCGGTGGTTGTGCTTGTTGAGTCCATACCCTGTTTTTTGTGTGTGTTTTTAAGAATAGTGATAAATAAAGAATAAACCCTAAATAAGGGTTTTATTTTCTTATTATATTTCTACTTTGTATTATTTTGTTTTCTACCCTGAAAAACTGTTTTACTTTTTTTTTTCTTATTAAATATTTCTTTTCATATTCTTTAAATGTTATTGTTTTATTTCCAAGTTTATTTTCTTTAGTCATAATCTTTGCCCTCCACAATAAAGAATCTTTTTCTTTGGCATTTTAACCAACCTAATTCTTTTAATGCTTTGATGTTTGTTGCGATTGTTCTCTCATCGATTCCGCATTCCATAATAATTGTACGCCTGATGTCCTCTTTTAAGTAAAATTCTTTGTTTGGATATTCTTCTTTGAGTCTCCAGATAACTCTTTTTAATTTATTTACTCCATGACTTGCCATTATTCTTCTTTTGTTTCTTTGATGATGTCTTCAATGTCGTCTCCTATTTTAAATGATTGTTTTAAATTATATTCAAATTTTCCTATTCCTTCTTTGTCTTCGAATTTGATTGAATTTGTTTTTTTATTTAATAAATAATTTCTTAAACAGTTTAAACTAAGTTCTATTGGATTTATGTCTAATTCTTTCATATATTTTATTATTTTTTTAGCTTTTTCTAAATCATTCATTTTTCAAGCTTTACCAATTTAAAATATAACTTTTCTGTCATAAACACATCATAATCACTAGTATGAGCCAGTTTCTCATTAAAATCATTGAAATAATATTGATATAATGTTGTTAATTTGAAGTTTGCGACCTCTCCATTGTTTGTTTTTGTTCTTTTTGTAAGATGTCTTTTTGCTAATACTAATGTGTCTATGTAGTGAATTATTGGGATTGTTGCTTTGCATTCTTTGAATAGTTGCATCAAGAACTTTAAATCAAACTCTACATTATGCCCAATTAATGTACAACTTCTTCCCATTATTTGCTTTAATTTCAAGCAGACGATTTCTTTTTGTTCTCCTCGTTCCTCTAGGAACTCTAAACTTAAATGATTGACATCGAAAGCACCTTGACCGTATAGTTTTCTTTGTGGTTCTATGAAGAAAGTCATACAATCGGCTTCATTTGGTGAATTAATTAGATTTGTTGATTGTTCTGTAATACTAATTGAACAAAGCCCATCAGTATATGGGTTAAGCCCTCCTGTTTCTGTATCAATAAAGTATGTCTTGTGTTTGTTGTCTTGCTCACAATTAGCTTCAATTATTTTGTTTTCTTCTGGTGTGAATAATGCTTTGTTTTTTTCTAATATTTCTAAATCTTCTTTTGTTAATCCTGTAATTATTTCTTTTTCTTCTGGTGTGTCAAAACACACAGATTCCTTAATTTCCTTTGTTAATAGTTTTTCGTCTTCTATCTTGTTTTTTGTCATTTTTTCTATTTTTTTTATTGCTCTTGCTATTTGAATAAAACATCCTTCACTACTTCCATAATATCCTGAATGAAATTTGTCTATTATCTTTCTTGCTCTTTTTCTTCCTTCTTCATTATGCCAACATTCATATTTTAACATTTCAAAACTATCTTTTATTATTTTTATTGATTTTTTCATTTTGTATTTTTCCGTTAATTATTTTTGTAAGTGTTCCGCATATTTTGCAGTAAATTGTGATGTTTTGTTCCTGTGAATGTATTATCTTTCCACATTTTGGGCATTTAATTGTCATTTGTTCTTTTCATATCTTCAAAGAATTTCTCCGGTATGTATTTTTGTAGTGTTTCTTCTTGTTTTTGTAGTTGTTGTTGTTGATGTAATAACAATTTTGACATCTTTTTGTTTTCTGTGGCTAAGTCTTCATATTTTACTAAAAAGTCTATATTCTCGAATACAGTTTTTAAATTCTCAGCTTCAAGTTCTGGCACTCCGTTACTTCCATCGATACAAAATTCTTTGTTTGAGTAGCATCTTCCTTCTTTCAGTAAAAAGCTCTCAGCAATAGTTGAGTTTAATATGGCACAATGCATTGAGTTGAACTTACAAATGTCATAAGTTCCTAGTTTTATTCCTGGCATTTCGTCGTTGATAATTTGGAATAATTGCTCCAAACTGTCATCAATTGCACATACGATTTCATCGTTTGTGTTGGCAAATATGTCGGGTATTTTTACCACAAGTTTTTTTGATGAGTAAAAGCATAAACTTGAACCTCGTAGAGTGCCTTTAAGCCCTTTATACTTGCTATTTGAAAATGGCTTTAGTATGTGGTGCTTTTTTGTCCAAAAATTGCTTGGTAACTCTACTATGGTTACACTAACTTGGACCTTGTGGGCACGGAGTTTTTTGGAGTAGGTCTTATCCCAGTGGTTAAAATATCGTATTACATCTTTTCCACTCTCTGTTAATTTATTTCTTTTGTCAATTAATCCCTTAGCTCTTAATTTCGTAACTTGATAATTCACTGTTGTTATTGGGCTTTTTATGGTGTTGGCTATGAATCGCTGACTTACTATGAAGTCTTTTTCAACTGATGCAATAGTGAAAAGCACTTTTAGTGATTTTTCTGGTAACTCATATGTAGGAATACGAATATTTATACGAACTTTTCCCCCCCCAGTATTACTCATTAGTTGCACCATTCTTTCACTCAATGTAAATCACATCTAATTCTTTGTTTCCAACTCTTTGTAAAGTTGTCTTCAAAAGTCCCTTAAATCCTATCCAGTCGCTCAACTTTCTACCCTTATCTTTGATTATAATAATTTGGCTTGTTTTGTTTGGATAATATGATAAATTTGTTCCATTAAATGAAATTAATATATTCATTCTTCTTTTAACCTTTCCTGTTTCTTGGTCTTCAAAAACTTCATAAACTGGTTCTTCCAATATTTCAAAAACTTTATTTTTTGCATCTTTTACTTCTTGTGATTTCAGAGGGAATCCCTCAACATAGTTATCTTTTTTAGTTTCTACCATCTTTTAGATTGTATATTTTCTTTGTTAATTTTATTATTATCTTATTTTGTTCTAAAACTACTTGTTTTAACTCCATTGTCCTATTAATTAATGAAGAAACTTCTTTTGAATGCATAAAAAAACATTTATCCAAATCGTATTTCTTTAGAAATTTTTTATTTTTTCTATATCTTTTTCTGTTTTTTATAAATCCCATTTTGATTTTTAGGTGTCTTTTTGACATCCTAATTATACTATAATCAGTGTTGTATATATAAATTATTAAGAATTAGATAGTAGTTTTTTGTGTGTATTACTTTTGAGGAGTTAATCCCTTAGTCGAAAAATTCGTTTATTGATGTTGTAATTTTGTTAAATGTTAGCTGGTCTCCTGTTCCATTATTTGTTGTTACTAGTTGCACTGTATCATATTGTGCCAGCTCGTATACGCAAGTAGTCCCTATGAAATAATCTTGACCTTGATTTTTGAGAAATTGAGACATGCTCCCATTTGTGCAAACATTTCCATTTTTTGATGTTGCAATTGATGCAGTAATATTATTTGAATTTCCTTTTAATTCGCAATTAAGTGAAATCATGAAGAATTGTGTTTTTGCGCCTAAATATCTTATTGCACCTTTTCCACCGACAAGAACATTGTCAAAATTTTCTATCGGTGCATTGTTAAATGTTCCTTCTATTGCTTGAAATGTTCCGCTTGTTGTTATTGTTGTTATTTCTGGCGTTTCTAAGTAAGCAAAGACACCAGTTTTCTTTCCAGTTATATATTCTGTTGCATTAATATTAATTGCTTCTATTTTCTGCAAGTATGCTTCTTTTGCGTGTATGTCTTGTCTTACTAAGTCTGCCATTTTATTTATGTGCTTGTGATAGTTTCCCAAGCTGAACCAGTATAAACACATAGTTTGTTTAGTGTTGTATCATATACCATTAATCCAGTTGCTGGAGTTCCAATTTCTCCTTTTTGTGTTGTTGTCATTCTTGGAGGTAAGAATCCTTGTGTTGTTGATTCTATTTGAAGTTTTGAAGAGTTGTCTATTGATGCACCTGTTGAAATTCCAACTGCTTTGTCTTCATCTATGAATAAAATAGAAACATTATCTCTACTTCTTATATCTATTCCTATAGAACTGTCATAATGCATGCTTAACCTTTCATCGTTATTTATGTTTGTAATTGACATGAATTTATATGATGAAATGCTTGTGTTTTGTGTTGTTATTTTTCCAGCCAATAGTTCTTTTGTTGCAATACTGTGAAAACTATCAGGAGCCATCTTCTGAACCCTCATCGCTTTCATCATCTAATCCCACAACTGGCTCTTCAATTATTTCAGTATTTGGATTGTCCCCCTTGTTCTTTTTCATTTCTAAACAATAGGGGTGTTTTTTGTCCCCCTGTTTTGCGAAATGTGTTGCTAATCTCTTTCTAGTTTCGAATGTCATTTTATGCTTGAGTGTTACTAATTAAAGTAATTGCTTTTGGATTGATTAATTGTGTTACTCCAATCTCCCACGCTCTTATCGTTTTCTTGATACCAGGATCATCAATAGTCACAACAGTCAAAGGGTTTGCACTCTTCCAGTTCGCCGCTTCTTTGTTTGCGATAACCATAGCATAGTCATCAGTTACAGAATTTGATACAATGAATGTTAATCCAAACGCTCTTCCGATTACTCCGTTTTTTGTGACTGCATCAGTATAGAACTGTCCAGCATTTCTAATATTGGCATTTCCTAACAAATTACTTTCATCTGTTGGGTTCAATAATAGAAATCCATTTGAGATGTTATAATTATATTTTCGAATTGCACTTCTTGAATTAAGAATGTTTTGGATTGGGTCTCTGTTTGCGATTGTTGCACTATCCCATTCATCCCCAGCAGTAATTGCTTCGCTGTTAATGTTTACAGGTGTTTGGTTTTCACTGATTACTTCCCAAATTTCGTCATCAACTGCTTTTGCTACTCCTCTTGCGATTCTTAATAGAGTTCTAGCAATAACATCAATGTTGTTCATTCTCTCATCTTCATAAGAAACTGTTCCCTCTAATCCGTATTTTTGCATATATGCGGATTTTTGTTCCCAATTAACTTCTCCATAAGGAAAAGCGGCTAATCTTGCAACACCTTTAATTTTTCTTGTTCCTTTTGCAGTTAATTCAGTTGCAGTCTCTTGATAATAAGATTCTTGCCAGCTTGTAGAAGTAGATTGCATCACAACTTGTTTCATTGTGTATTCTTGTAATGCGAAACCTTTTACCATTGCTTCTATGTTCTCAGACCTTAGTACGCTGTCGCCAGTAGTTGCCATTTTATTTTAGAACCCTCACTTGAATTACTTCATCGTTGCTTCCAGTTTCCAGACTTCTTCCAATTGACTTTCCTGTTTCGTTGTCTAATGTTGTTGATACTGTAATTGTGTTGTCACTTCCTGCACTTCTCACTTGACTTCCAAGTGTTGCTGTTCCACCAGCTGCACAAGTTAAATCTACAATACAGTTTGTATATACTGCAAGAGTTGTGCTTCCGTCATCAGTTAACTTTTCAGCAGCTGCGATTCCAGCAATAACTACACCAGCACCAGAAACTTTTTTCATTGTTCTTGGGTCTTCTAGTTCCATCACTGTCCCTTTTGCTATTGTTACTCCGTCCGCTACTGTGTATTCAATAGGGTCCCCGCCATTTCCTAATAATTCTACTATTACTGCCTCGTTTGCCATAATAATAATATATTGAGAAGTATGTTTAAAAAGTTTGCCACGACGGCTTTAATTTCGTGACAAAGCTAAAAATCAAAAGTAATATGTATATCTTACAGAATGAGTATAAAATTGCAAGTCTCAAAAAGTCACCAAAATTTTCTGAGACATTATGGAATCCAAAGAGAAACACTGTTTAATCCTCGTGGACAGACTTCTCCCTTAAGACCTTGATTAAGCCTTGTTTCGTTTTGTCAAGATTACTAGTCTTTACCTCCAATGAACTTAATCATCTGCTCTTGAGATAGACAAAACATTATAAAAAATTTAGATTTGGAAACCAGTTCCTTCAAGAAATTGGTTACATTCTGTTTTTGTTTTTTGTTCTTCTGTTTGTTGTTGTTGCATTTGTGAAGTCCCGCCTAATTTCATATTATATTCTGCAACTTTGATTTTTTCGAGTTTTTCGTCAATTCTTTTCTCAACATCTGCGAGTGTCTCAGTTGTCTCTGGTGGTTTTGGTTCTTGTTTTGGTGTTGTTGGTGGTGTTTGTTCTTTTGGTGGTGTTGCTGGTGGTTGTGGTGGTGTTGTTGGTTCTCCTGCTTGTGGTGTTTGTGGTTTTGGTGTTGGTGCCATAGTTATTTATTTAATTTGGTTTTTATATATGTATCTATTTTCTTCTCAAAAAATGAATCATCTTTCATTAGTTCGTTGATTACTAATGAATTTCTTTCAACTACTTTTGAATTGTCTTTGATTGCTACTTTGTGATTTTTTTTGTCAAGAATGTTGGTTAATATTTCTTTTAACACCCATGTTAAAATAATTATTAATTCACTCAAGTTTTCCATTCTGCATCTCCATATTTGTCATTTTCCTTGCTTTTTTGTTTGCTTCTTGTGGTCCTTCTGTGTCCTCTTCAAGACTTGCAGGGAATTCTAATTCTATCTTTAGTCCTAATTGTGATTCAATTTGTTCTTCTAAAAACAATTGGTCCCACTCTACTAATTGTTGAAATGCTAGATATAATATTTTTGCTGTTGCTTCTGTTGAACCTTCGCCATCTCCTAAGATTACATCTGGCACACCTTGTGATTTTATAATTTGTTTTTCTAAGTATTGAATCCATGGTAATGGATCAAGTGTTGAGTATTGAGGGATTGACATTCTTTCCATTGTAACGGTGTCTTTTGGAATTACCATATTTTCGCCAAGTAATACAGTTTTATCCATTTTGGCTTTGAATTTTTTGATTTCTGCTGGGTCATCTTCATCGATTGATGCTATAATCAAAGGCTTAACATATCTATGAAAAACTATTTTCAAGTCTTTCATTGCTTCGAGCTTCATCTCAATTAGTCCAGCGTTTCCCTCGTTGTCTAGTGTGATTTTTTCGATGACAGAAGTGCCGTGAATGTTGTCGGCTGTTTTGTTCCAAGCTAAATGAAAGATTTGCTCTGTCTTGTATTTTTGTTGGTTTTCTTTTTGTGGTCCGTATGATTGAATATATTCTTTAATCATTCCTTTTTTGTCTGCCACAACTTCAATTGTTCCTGGGTTAATTGGTTTTAGATTTATTAATTTTCCTTTGTCTTTGATTATTTCTGCGAAAAAATCTCCACCGATTTTGTAAGTTTTGACCGCATTATATAGAATTGTGTTAAATGTATCTTTTCCATTTCCTTTGATTTTTTTAAGAATTTGTGTTGTTGATTCGTCGGCTTTATATCCTTTTCCGACTGCCCACAAAGCTAATTTATCAATGATACTTCCTAGCTCTGGCACTTGTTGGTAGAATCCAAACCATTTACTCCAGTCTGTTCTGTATGTGATGTTTCCTGTTTCTGTTCCTGGTGCAACTTCGTAATTTGTTACTGTGTTTGTCATATCTGTAACTTCTGCACTGCTGGTTTTATTTACTGCCATAATAATTTTATACGAAGAAGTTTTAAAAAATTATGTATTAAATTAATTTCCGTTATTTGCTATTGTGCTATTTGTTCCACTGTCTGTGATTGTTGAACTAATATTTCCAACAACCAAACAACCATCGCCAGCTATTAATATTGGTGCATCTTCTGAAAAGTTATTTCCTGTTATTTGGACTTTATAGTCGTTTGCATTTCCTTTATATGCATAATCAGTAGTCCAGCAGATATTTCCTGTTATGCTTATTGTTTCTACTCCTGTTCCTGCTACTATAAAGTCATTTCCTCCCTCATTATAATCAAATATATTTCCAGTTAATGAACCATATTGAACACTATTTAGTTGAATGCATATTGTGCATTTTGTGAATTTATTTCCTGATATTAAAAATGTTTGACTACTAAAATTTGTTCCTATATTTAGTTTTCTAAAATTGCAATCTTTTATTATTGTATTTGTTTTGCTTGTTGTTATTTGGATTCCTGTTCCGTAATAAATAAATATAGTTGCTCCTTGTATTCCCTCAAATGATAATTTTTCTATTTTTATGTTGTCATCTGTTAAATTCATGATATTTGTTATTGATGCATCTTTTATTAATTTTGTCTGTTCTCCTGTTCCTGTTATTGTTATTCCCTCTGTTACTTCAATAGTTTCTTTGATGTTATATTCTCCTTCTTTGACTTGTATATAACCACCCTCGCCATTAAGTGAGTTGATTGCTTCTTGTATTGTTTGAAAGTCTCCAGACTCATCAACTGCAACAACGACACTTGCGGTTTCAATTCTCTTTGTCTCTGCTAATCCTTGGCTTGCTTTTTTCGAATGTTTGAACTCGAAATCTTTTCCTCCTTTAAATTCAAATCCTCCCATTTTATGCTTTATTTATGAATGTTACACTTGTTTGGTCGTCTAGTGTTTTCATGCATTCGTTGAATCTAACTTTAAGTATGTTCAAGATGTCTTCAGCTTCAACTCTTGTTGTGAATCCTGATAGGTCAAAAGTGATTAAGTATATTGCTACAAGATTACTTTCTGCTTCTGTTAGTATTCCTTGAACATCTTCGTTTAGTATTGCGAATGTGTCTGAATAGTTTGTCCTGGTCTTTGTGTTGATGTAACTTTCAACTTGTTTACATAGTGCATTTATTCTTGCTTCTGTTGTTGCTGTTGCGCTTACTCCTGAACCTGCTTTTAATAATATTTCATCGCTTGTTGCGAAAATTCCAGTATGTGCCATATTAAATTTATGCAAGAAAGACTTTTAATCCTTTCTCTTTTATACACCAACAAGCTCGAACATAAGCTTCGGCAATATGAGTGTAATTTCCGTATATTCGTAGGTTTCTGTCTTTTGTGTATTCGAATGTTACAGACTTCAACGACCGCATAAAGTCCAAATCATTTAATAAATCTATTTTTTGACTCTCCATTAATACCAGGGCATTACTATATAAATCTTCTTTTAGTATTTTGCCTTTTCTTGCTCTTTTGTCTGTGCTTTTTGATGAGTTGTTTAATCCGATTACTTTTCTTTTTCCAATTTTTTCTTGTAATAGATCAGTAGCACCTCCTCCAACTCCTCCGTCATCTATGAAAACTTTTCTGAATTTGAATTTGTCATCTAACATTTGAATTTTTCTTACTGTGTCCGTTATGGATTTTCTTTCTGTTGTTTTTATTACTATGATTCTTACTTGATTGTTTTTTTGCATTTCTGCAATAACAAAAGCATTCTCATCTCCTCCAAATCTTGCAATATCTACTCCAAGATAGTAAGAGTTAGATTTTTTATAATCTCTTTCAAAACTCCAAGTAATGAAGTTCATTCTGTCTTTTATTAGACTAGTTCCGAATAATTGAGAAAACTCATCAATGAACATTGCTAAATACTCCTGGGCATATTCTTGTTTAGATAATCTTAGTTTTTCTTTTCTAAGAAACTTTTTACTTATTCTTTCGCATTGTTCAGATGTGATATATATTTGCTTGAAATCCTTATTATGACAACTGTTATAAAAATATCCTCCTTTTCCAAATGGTGTGCTAAGTAGAATAATCCAACCAAAACCTCGCATTTTTTGAGACACTGCAATCATTGGCATTATTGCAAGCCAAACTTGTTCAGATATAAAAGCAGCTTCATCAGCAATTAAGAAATCTATTGTAAAACCACGAATAAATGCACCAGTCTTTCCAGTTGGAAGGCAATATATAACAGAACCATTTAATAGCTTTATTCTTGTTTGTGTTGGGTTCTCTTTGTAAAGTCCCTTATTCCATTTAATATTTCTCATTTCATCTTTGTTAGGGTCCTTTTTGTGTTTTTTTCTGTAATTATCAATTTCTTTGTCGATTAAATCATTGTGTATTATGTCGATTTTACCTTTTATTTTTTCAAATAATAAACTGCTTTGTCTTTGAGATGCTGCAATTACAAGCGTGTTTGTATTTTCGTGTTCTAGTGATAGAATTTTGCCTTTTTCACTAACAACTTCAGACTTTCCGCATTGTCTCCCAGCTCTAATTGTTATATTTCCATTATGTGCTAATACATCCCTTTGCCAATTGTCATAACTTACTAATGAGTCTTTTTCTGTCTTTCTGGCTAAATTTACGAATGAGTATTTTTTCATTTTCTTACTTCTTTTTCGCTTAATTGTGATGCTTTTGCGATGTATTGGCGTAAGTTTCTTCCTCTTAGTCTCCTGGTCTCTTGGTTTAGCTTGGCATTGAACTCTTTATCATTCTTCAACTCTGTCATTCTCTTTTTGATTTCTTCTGTTGGTAACTCCATAATAATAATAATTAAAATTGTTCGTTTATAATATTTTTGTCAAGTAGCGCAAGCCGAAGTAATTTCTGGTGACTTCTGGTGATTTTTAATAAGGTGGTTGGTTACCAGAAAAAAATAAACAGATATTACTTCTTAAAAAATATATAACTTCGTTTGGGGGGTTTGGGGGGTTTTTTCGAGTAAAGACCCACCATAAAAAGCTATATGGTAAAAATTTCTCAAGGGGTGGATGGTTTTGGTTTTATTTCTTTTTCAAAGTCGTTATATTTGTTTTTTTTGGTTTGTTTTTGTTTATTTATTGCTAAATATTGCTATAATATTGCTATTAATTGGTGTTATATTGTGGTATATTGTGG